GCCCAAATTGGTGTAGTGGCAACAGGTACAGTGGCAACGGCACTGAAATCCAGTAGTGTGCTAGCCAACACGCAAATGGTTGACGGCATTGGTCGTAACTATGCAGTGAACCTCACTGGTGCAGTTGGATTTGGTTCGAGTGTAAACAGCTTGGCAACTAGCCCTTACTTGGCAATGAATGCAACTTATCGAGAGTTTGCAGTTCCAGTGGGCAAAAACGATGTGCTGACTTTTATGCAAAGTGAAAACGGCGTGGCAGCACAATACGAAACAGACTACAAGGACATGCGAGTTAGTCTGCAAACAGGAGCGATGTCTGAAAAGAACGGCTTCTTGAATAGCTTTGGTGCAGGTATGACCGGCTTTGGTAATAGCGGAACAACTTGGGCTATGGTTGGTGCTACTGCGCCGATTGCACATAAACTAGATGTAGTGGCTAGTTACGGCATTGGTGTTACTCGAACTGGCAATGCGACTGAAAGTTTGATTAGCTTGTCGCCTACAATGATCAGTGATACTTGGAAATTGGGTCTTGCTAAGAAAGATATTTTCTTCGCAGGCACTACACAAGACAAGCTGACATTTGCAGTGCAAGGTCCAGTTAGTGTGCGCAAAGGTTATGCTGATGTGACTGCGGTAACGGGATACAGTTACACATCCGATGCCAACGGCGACATTACTGCTAATCCTGAAATTAGCAAAGAACGAGTTAACTTGGCAAAAGGTGTTCGTGAAACTGACTTGGTGGTTGGTTACAGTGTTCAAGTAAAGAACACAACCTACTTTGGTGCAAGTATTGCACGCCAATTTAATGCAGGTGGCAACCCAGGTGTGCAAGGAACGGCATTTGCAGTAACTGCCCGAAGTGTGTTTTAATTCACCATAATTGACATCAATTCCCTTCTATGCTATAATACATGTATTGTAGCAAGAAGGGAATATAGATGAAGTTTACGCTGATTACTCCAACTGGCAAAGTGTATACTTTTTACATACAGTCAGTCGCTGAAACGTTTCAAAACGCATACGGCGGCGTCCTTGTTACAGATTCCGTACTTGAAACAATTGATGTTTAATTGACATCAATTGGTTTCTGCGTTATAATTACACATAGACAGCAACAAACAGGAGTTTAAATGGCACAAGTTACAATTTTGCGCGGCGAGTATCGTAATACACAAATTCGCAATGAGACGTTTAGTCTTGTTTCAGACGTCAAAGTAGGCGCAAAAGGTATGTTTGTCACGGTAGTTGACAACGGCGCACTAGGCGCAGGCGATGGCAAGAACGTTCGCGTTAAAATTAAATCCAAGGAAGACATTACATTGACTGGTCACAATATTGCAGATATGACAGATGCCGAGCGAGCTCGTGCAAATAAAGATGACAATGTGTTTAGCATTGTTAAGCCAGCGGAGCCAGAAGCAACTCCTGAGACAGACGAGGCTGCTATCGAACGTATCCGTGAACGCTTTGACATTTTGGATCAAATGGCAGAAGGTACTACTAGCGGCGCAGTTCGTGCAATGATTGTTAGTGGCCCTCCGGGCGTAGGTAAGAGCTACGGTGTTGAGAAAGTTCTCGAAGAAGCTAGTTTGTTTGACAAGATGGCTAATCGCAAAAGTCGTTTTGAGGTTGTTAAAGGTGCGATGTCGGCAATTGGTCTGTACTGCAAACTTTTCCAATATGCAGACGCAGGCAATGTTCTTGTGTTTGACGATTGCGACAGCATTTTGCTTGACGACCTGAGCTTGAACATTCTCAAGGCTGCATTGGACTCTAGCAAGAAGCGTACAATTTCTTGGAACACTGACTCTAGCATGTTGCGTCGTGAAGGCGTGCCAGATCGTTTCGAGTTTAAAGGTAGTGTGATTTTTATCACTAACATTAAGTTTGAGCACGTTCGTTCTAAGAAGTTGAAAGACCACTTGGATGCACTTGAGTCACGTTGCCACTATTTGGATCTTACAATGGATACTCAGCGTGACAAGTATTTGCGCATCAAGCAAATCGTGCGTGACGGTATGTTGGACAGTTATGATTTCGAGGAAGGTGCTAGCGAAGAAATTATTGACTACATCTGGGAACAGCGTTTGCGTTTGCGCGAACTGAGCCTGCGTACTGTTTTGAAGATTGCAGACTTGCGCAAGATGAGTGCTCATAACTGGAAGAAGTTGGCTGAGACTACTATCCTGAAACGTGCAGAAGCATAAAATGACAGTAGATGAAATTATTCAAAGTGTGCTTGAATTCAATGAAGTGGAGGCAGAAGTCATCACTCGTCCATTCAAGTATCACCGAGATATTCATAAAACATTGAAGGGCATATACATACTATTGCAAGATGACGAAGTAATGTATGTAGGCAAAGGCAACATACAAGATCGACAATGCAAGCACTGGAAAAAAGCCAACGGGGATCTTAAGATTAAAGATCCTGAAGGTTGGAAGTGGTTGGTCGAGAATGTAGAAATTGCCCCGAAAGAATGGACTATCAAATATTTGATTTTACATAAGCAGACTGAACTAAGCGCCGTAGAAGGTTGCTTAATTCACAAATTGAAACCATTAGCAAATAACGAAACTTTTATTGACGAAGGACGAACACTATGACTATCGCACTTGCCCCATTTATGAAAAAGCATCTGACCCATGCAGAAATTCGTAACGCACGATTTAATCAATCCGCTTCTGTTTTTGTTTCGGCAAAACAGCGACTGGATGACTATTGCAATATGGTGCAAGGCTCGCGCAACGAGTTGAACAATGCCATTAAAGACTTCAAAGCAAATAACGGTACACCTACTTGGTCAAACATCAACTTGGTCCGAGCACATAAGGTCAAGCTGGCTGATATCCGAATCGACGACACTATGAATCGTCCATTGGATTGGAAGCACGTTTTGAAAATTCTTCGCAATTTTGCGGCAACACGAGTCCTTGCAATTAACGTATATGAAGACCCAGCCGCTCCTGGTTGCTATATTGCTTGGGACGGGCAACATACTACTATAGTATTATATATTGTCAGTGTACTAATTTGCCAAGGAGCGATTGGCGACATTGAAGTTCCAGTGGCAATTACCCCTAGTGCAAACAAAGAAGAAATCCGAATTAACTTTATTGTGCTGAACAGCGACGAAGGTAAATTGGCATTGAGCCCACTGGCATTGTTGGAACAAAAAATCTACGGTGTAACAGTTGACAAGTCCGTGAACCCTGTATGGAAAGAAGCAGCAGATAAGTTTCAAGCTCTTGCTGATGTTGATATCTTTTTGACATCAGACGAGTATCGTGACACTGGTGAATCCGGAGCACTTACTCACATTAAGACCATCGAAAATGAATCGCTGGACATGGTGCAAAACTTTGCAAAGTATTGGAGCTTCCGTAAAGTACACGAGAACCGTCGAGTTGAAACTAAAGAATTGCTAATGCTAATGAACTTGTTCAATGCGGCAAAGGCAGACGGGATTGAATGGGACGATGCTGAGATTGAAGAAATTACGAACATCTTCTGGAATAAGTTCCAATGTGAGTTTACTGGCGAGAAGTATCTTAATGTGTTCTGGCAAAAGCTGGATACTGCTTATGATAACTGGTTCGACAAAGTGTATCGTCAGCCGTCGGCTGGTGAAGAAGATTTGCGTCCAACTCGTTTGAAAATGACACATAATGGAAAACATCAGGACACGTTTGGTACTGTGTTTTTGATCAAGCAACTGTCAAAGGCTAAGTTTAGCGGACAACTGCCTAACTATAAACACGACAGTAACTTCAAACCAGCCGCGGCAGACTTGTGGTAATTTGAGAACTAGTGTATAATACAACATGGACAAATTTAAAGACTTTCCCGAGCAACCTCGGATAATGACAAACTCAGAAGGCAACACGCTTTTTGATAACATGTTGAAACAGGTTGCAGACTATAACCCGGATGAAATCATTGCAGTTCATCGCAGTGGTTTTAGTTATGCAATGTGGATTGCACAAATCCTCAAACTACCTCTAGGGGTTTACTTCCCTAAAAAGCCACAACTAACTTTAGACTCAAAGCCTAAGAAAGTTGTCTTCGTTGATGATAACATTTTAAGTGGATCATCTTATAAGGATGCTATTGAGTACATGGCTATCGTATACCCGGATATCGAGTTCAAGTGGGCAGTGTTATTCAGTGACTGGCATACTCCCGAAAGTGTGCGTAATGAGATTATTCAAGGTACACGCTTGCCTTATTTTGCAGAAGAGCCAATGTGGGGTAGCCGAAAGATTAGTGCAGATTATGGAGTGAGGTTTCGAGATGAGTAAAGTAGCATTTGATATTGACGGAGTTCTAGTTCCGGACTGTGATAAATTTCCGGGCATTGGAGGCTTGGATGAGTTCTATGCACTTACTGTATCTATGCGTCCTTTGTTCCATCCACGAGGCGAGTGGTTTGCGTTGACAGCAAGAGAAGCTCAGTATCGACCAATCACTTTGGAATGGATGCGCAAGCACTTTATCAACATGCCCGCAGGTGTGTGGCATGAGATTGACGGACAGACGCCTGCAGAATATAAAGCCGACGTTATCAACGCTAACGGAATCGAACTGTACGTTGAAAGTGATCCTGATATTGTTGCACACCTAAAGCAGCATACTAAGGCAAGAATTATCCACTTCGATGATTTTTGCGGATCATGGTTTAAATGATTAATAAAGCAACCTTAAAGGTTGCTTTTTTGTGACTGAGTCTGCTATAATGTACTATGACATCTTGTACAATACATATAAAAGACGAAGTCAATATTAAGATAAGTGGGTTGGAAGTCTCAACTCGCCGCAAACTAGAAAAACAACTTAAATTCTTCATGCCTTATGCAAGGCATACTCCTGCTTACAAGCTAGGAAGATGGGATGGATGTGTTGGTTATTTCACACTCGGCGGCGCAAGTTATTTCAATTTATTAGATCAAATATTACCCGTTATCCTTGACGAGGGTTACTCAATTGATATTGACGACCAACGTTCTCCTCATAATTTTTCATTCCTTGAAGTGAATGAACAAACCCACTCACAGACTATTTGGCCCAAAGGCCACGTACACGAAGGCACTCCGGTGCTACTGCGAGATTACCAAGTTGACGCAATTAACAAGTTCCTGGCTAACTTACAATGCGTTCAAGAGATTAGCACAGGCGCAGGTAAAACTATTACTACTGCTACACTGAGTAAAAGTGTAGAAGGTTATGGTAGGACTTTAGTTATTGTGCCTAACAAAGACTTGGTCAAACAAACATTAGAAGATTACGAACTATTAGGTCTTGATGTTGGCGTATACTTCGGCGATAAAAAAGAACTAGGCAAAACCCATACTATTTGTACTTGGCAAAGTCTTAACATCTTAGAGAAGCGATTCAAAGACGGAGAGAGTCCATTGAGCTTGGCCGAGTTCGGAGAAGACTTGGTAGCAGTTATTGTTGATGAGGTTCACCAAGCTAAAGCAGATGTTCTTAAATCACTGCTCAGCGGTGCATTTGCGAATGTACCAATTCGATGGGGACTAACTGGCACAGTGCCTAAAGAAGATTTTGAGAAAATGGGCTTGATATCTTGCATTGGACCAGTCGTACATAAAATTGCAGCAAAGGATCTTCAGGAACAGGGAGTACTTGCAAACTGCAATGTCAACATTATTCAACTTCAAGATACCGCAGTGTACAGCACGTACCAAGAAGAACTTAGCTATCTAACAACTAACACACGCCGCTTAGACTTCATGGCAACCTTTATAAGTAAGCTAGCAGAAAATGGCAATACACTGGTCCTGGTTGACCGTGTTAAGAGTGGTGAGATGTTAGTTGAACGATTACCCGGAAGTGTGTTTGTCAGTGGTGCAATGAAGACTGGTGACAGAAAAGACGAGTATGATGAGATTAAAACAAGTACAAATAAAATCATTGTTGCTACTTACGGCGTTGCAGCAGTTGGCTTGAACATTCCACGTATTTTTAATCTAGTTATGATTGAGTCGGGTAAGAGCTTTACACGAGTCATCCAAAGTATTGGTCGTGGTATTCGTAAAGCACAAGACAAAGACAGCGTTGAGATCTGGGACCTTACCAGTAGTTGTAAATTTAGTAAGAAGCATCTTACTACGAGAAAGAAATATTATGAGGATGCAGGTTATCCTTATAATGTCGAGAAAGTAAAGTACCTATGAACATCCTAACAGTGAATAACGCTGCATTTGAATTGAACCAGCTTCCAGAAGAAGTTGAAGAATTGCGCTACGGCGTGCTGGATTGGAGTGATCCGAAAAATGTCGATTACCACTTCGTTCCGTTGATCTTCATGGAAACATTTCATGCGCCAGCAGCAGTGCTCAAGATTGGCGAAAATATTATTCAAGTTCCATTGGATTGGTATGTTGTTATCGGAGAACCAGATCATGGCGATCCAGAGATTGTACCAATCATGCAGATCAATGACAGAGGTTTTAGTGCGTTTACATGTAATCCAATTAGCAGCTTTAGATTTCAATTCCAACCATTAGAGATCATTAATGTATTCCAAGACGTGCGTTGGTACACACCAAAATTAAAATATGGACACATACTTGCAGTACCTTTGACAACAGGTGAGAAACCACTATGTGCGTACTTTGTCAAAGAAACAAATAAACTACCCGAAGTCCTTGACATTTCCAAGATATTCTAGTATAATCTACTATGGCAACGAAACCTCCAGTACTTGATATGTTTAGACGTGTGTTGCCCGGCATCGACACACGTGACAGAGAATTATACAATCGACTCAGCGATGAAGAACGCAAAGGCTTCGGTGCGTGGTTAATCATGCGGTATATGAGCAGTGCAGAGAATGTAGACTCTGGTGTTATTGAACATTACCTCATGATGACTAACGACATTGTAAACACAAATTTCAGTGATGTAAAAGATCCTGAAATGATGTGGAAGTTGATGACTATCGTCGGCTGCGGCAGAGTAGTTAAACATCCTTATGTGGCTCCGCCCAAAGGTAAACGTAAAAAAGAATCAGCATTTAAATCCTGGCTGCGGGATCACTATCCGCACTTGGATGATCAAGAGCTAGACATTTGGATCGAGGGACTTGATAAAAAGTCGGCTCGTAATTTATTAGAACAATTTCAAGTAAAAGACAAAGATGTTATCTCTAGTGCAAACGACCTATAATTGTAAATATTGCAAA